TTCTAGAAGTTCTTTCTCGTTGAAATACGGAAAGCAATCGATTAACACGTCGAGGACTTCTCAGTAGCAGTATGCTAACTCACTCTTGCGAAGCTGCTACTCCGTTAATCCGCTTCTTAGCTTGTTCTAAAAGATAATTTTTTGTTCTTTCAACATTTTCATCTGCCATCTCATCCATGCCAGTGTCAAACTCTGGGCGACTTCCGTCGTCAGGCATTGTGGGAGGGACTGGTCCTTCGTCAGCTTGATCTAAATCAGCCTGGACTTGACCCCGAAAACGACGAGAAGCTTCATCTTCACGCTGCCTTTGTTGACCAGCAGCGTCTAAAGATCGGTCATAGCGATCAGAAAAAAAATCTGCGTAACCAGTAAAGCTATCCATTAATAGAGAACAATTACGCCTTGGACAGAACCTCCACTAAGTGTAACTGCACCAAAGGGAAGCAGTTCATTACCTTGTAAATTTTCAATTTGAATTAAATCAGTAGCTCCATCATTAAAACCGATATACACGTTGTCGGTTCCAGGTGTCGACTTAGCTTCTGTGTAAAGAGCTCGACATGTAGTAAATGTTTTTTCACCATCTGAAGGAGCCCAGTGGAATCCACTCGCATAAGGCAGATTAGCTTGCTGCCCGTATACAGAACCAAAAGCGCGGATGTCCATTCTCTAAGTCTTTTTGTCAGTCTAACTTACTTAGCTCAATAAGCTTTTTCAAATACCACTCTGCTTTTTTTAAATCCTCAACACCGTTCTTGTGCTGAAAGCGCCAAAGATATTTAAAGCAAGAAAGATGACAAAAGTTTTTGACTGCTTCCTGCCCACCGGCAGCCAACATCGCATCGATGCACTCAATGTCGCCCTGGTTGTAGTGCGTGGGGTGATCGACTTTATCGGAGTTGTGCAAAGATAAAGTCATGTCAGTATGAGAACATGGTTTTCGTGTCAATAATACTTTGATTTTTCGCGAGCGCTGAAGAATATTTTTTATCTAAATGCTCGACTAAGGCGTAGTGAGGTATCACTACAGAATCACCTTCATACGTGACTGGCACAACGCGGCGATGCTCTTGCCACGGTTTCAAGTCTTCAAAAGCAAGACCCATTGAGGCTCGATCCGCGATAGGCCAGTTTCTTTTACCTGTTTTGATGTGACTGTGAATCGGATTGCAGCTCCAGCTTTCGACGTACTTTTCTGCATCCTCCTGATCCAGAATCATCATCCCTGAGTAGGGGTTGCCCAGAGTTGTGAAACCAAAAATATCTTCATCAAAAAGTTTTGGAATGAACTCTGATTTAAACGGTATGTCACCCCATACATATTCTGTAACGCCACCCAGTTTCCATTTTCGATAGTTATCGAAAGGAATCATCTTGTTGCCTAAGCGCTCAACTCGGCAAAAACCAGGCTCTAAATTATGAGCTTTTAGTTCGTCTTTGTGTTTGTACCAATAGTCAAAATGTTTTTTTGTAAACAACATATCGTTCTCTGAGTACATATAAAAGTCATGTGTCTTCTTACGAATTTTTCTTATAAGAGAAGGCTTATGCGCCCAGCAAAGATCGTAGCCCTTGTATTCTTCTCCAGCGACAACGAAACCAACCCGATTGAAATCGGTGTGAGAGGCAACGATTAGAGAAAACTCATCCAGATCTAAACGATGGTCAAAATCGATAAAAATGTCGATTTCTTTTTCAAGCTCTATAGATTCGTACCCTTTAAGAACTTTCAGAGTTGTGTCTATTCGAGCTAAGGGGTTGTGAGCTGTGACTGCGATGTAAATAGATTTCATTAGTATTCAACTGAGAAGTTTCCACGACGTTGAAGGAACGTCATGAGCCAGGTGTAAGCGTCTAGAAGGTCGTCGTGAGATGTTGCACCGACATTAATCAACTGATCGGTCAACGCATCGAATTTGCGGTACTTGTTAAAGATGACTTTTTTATTTTCCAGTAGACCGAGCGTCCCTCTAAAACGAGCAACTTTATCGCCGCGAAAACCTTTAACTTCGTGGATATGCAAGTTTCCCAAACCTCTTTCATTTAGTAACACCCGTCTTAAATCAGCAGCTAGAGACGCTTGGTAAGCTACGGCCTCAACGACAAGAGTGACAGTTGAGTAAGTGGGAAAGTACTGATCACCTTGTAACTCAAGGATCCCCCACTCAACAAGCATGTCGCACAGGAGGTCGATCTTTTCAAGGTTTCCTATAGAACGCACCTGGTGCGCGTCGATAATGTAAAACTTATCTTTCAGACGCCCTCCAAGAACAAAGGCTGTGTAATCAGAAGTTTCATTTTTACTGGCGGATAAATCGATCCCTACAGCCAGCGAGTCGAACTCAGTTTCAACTTCTCCTTTAACGATTAGATCAGGTGATAAAACCAGATCTGACGTCATGACTGGTTGCTGCTGGTACTGGAAAGCAAAAGCGACTGGGTCAAGTTCTTTCTGCTGCTGAAGGTACTCAACTGACCATTGCTCAGGCCAGTAACTCACTGCGTCTCCTTCTGAGTCATAAGTAAGTGCTTCTTGAGAAACTTGTTTCCATCCCTTTGTGGGAGAAAACATAGTTTTATGAATATCTAGAGGGTGGAATCTAGTTCCCAGACAAATAGAACGACCGCCCTCAAACACAATCGGAGCGATAACCGAGGACCAGTTGTTATTCATTTCATCCCTGACAGCAGGGTTTTTAATATCCGCACTGGATTTAATAGGGTCATCCACGATGACCAGGTGAGCACGTTTAGACGTGATACTTCCTCGAAGACCTGCGGCGCGTAGTGTAAATTCTTCGTCGCCCACACGGTCGATACCGGCGTAGTCGAAATCGATTGACCAACCGATGTCGCTCTGCATGCCTGACTTGAGCTTGACCTTCGGAAAAATCTTTTTGAAAGAGGTCGAATCGATAATTTGCTTGATGATTCGACTTTTAGGTATTGCCGTTGCGATGTTGTAAGAACAGTAGATGATCTGCAAAGGCATGCCTTTACTTGTGTGCCTTCCGATAATCCAGGCGGTGAACATATTGAGCACAGTCGACTTAGCACTGCCACGAGGTGCCAAGATATCTAAATTAGGTCCTGCAATATCAAGAAGGTATCTATTGCTTATACCAGTAATTAAATGCTTGTGCCACTCCAGCATGTGGTGCGCTGGAGCCTTATCCATGATTGTGCAAAAGGTCAGGAAATCATCCTGTGCTCTTGCAAATACACTATCTACCGTAGAGTCAGTATCATCAACAGCTTTCTGTGCTCTGAGCTTCAGCGCACGACGGTATGCAAATGTTTCTCTGCTAGGCATTATCGTTTAGTGTTTGTATACTGATAGCGAAATTCTAAACCCGTATGTCGAAGATTCTTTGGTACGGAGATGCTTGTTCTAATACTGGTTTCGCTCGTGTAACTCATAGCATTCTAGATCACCTCAGCAAAGAGCACGAGATAGTTTCTTTTGGCATAAACTACCAAGGAGATCCTCACAGTTATCCCTTTAAGATTTACCCGGCTAGCGCTCATAATCCTCAAGATCGATTTGGAATCGGAAGGATCCAGCAAATTGTTGAGATCGAACGCCCTGACTACATCATCTGCTTAAACGATCTTTGGATTGTTAATCAGGTGTGGGAGCGGGTTCATCTTCTAAAAGATCAATTCAAATTCAAATTTATTGCATACTTTCCTACTGACTCAGAGTGGTATCCAATGCCAATGCTGAGGTATATCGAGCACTGGGATTTTGCAATTACATTTACGCCTGAACAAGCGCAGCG